CTGGTATTTTGTTTGAAAACGGAGTTTGTGCAACTTTAACACAATCATCTGGTACAGACGGAAGTGTTACCATGACAATTACAGGAGCATAGTAAATGGCTAATACTACTTCGGGAACAGCAACGTTCGACAAAACATTTGCTATTGATGAAATAATAGAAGATGCTTTTGAACGTATTGGATTAACAAATGTTGCAGGTTATCAACTTAAATCTGCAAGACGATCTCTTAATATCTTGTTTCAAGAATGGGGTAATAGAGGTATTCATTACTGGGAAATAGGTTCAACAAATCTAGATCTTATAGAGGGTCAAGCGGACTATGATTTTTTTAGATCTAGTGATGATGGGACATCGGCTACAACCACGGATCCAGCTAGTGTATTTGGTATATCTGATGTTCTTGAAGCACAATTAAGATCAAACAGAACTCAGACAACACAATCAGACTCACCAATGACAAAAGTAGATAGATCTACTTATGCAGGATTTTCAAACAAATTATCTAAAGGAACACCTAATCAATACTGGGTAGAGAGATTTATAGATAAAGTTACAATACATATATATCCAACACCAGACTCAACTAATGCATCTAAAGATATGCATTTCTTTTTTGTAAAAAGAATACAAGATGTAGGAGATTATACTAATGCAACTGATGTTCCTTTTAGATTTGTACCT